AGAAGAGCTGTTAGAGAAGGTAAATCGACAGTAAAACCTAAAGGTGTTGGAATTGGTTCTGGACCTAAATTCACTTATAACGGTAAAACCGCAGGTGGATTCAAAGAGGACAAAAAAGAAGGTCCTAAGACAATGGGTACAGGAAAACCAAAGTTCGAATACAAGAAAGGTGAAAATATGGAACAAAAATCCAAAGTTGTTAAGGCTGAAACAAAAGAGGGAGCTCACGGAATGAAAAAAGGTGATGAATCTAAAACCATGCCAGGTAAAAAAGATTTTACAACCAAAAAAGGTGACACTCTAAAGAGAAAAGCTTTCGAAAAGGAAGAAACTAAAGAAGCAGCAAGAACTTATGGAATGGGTTCAAAAGAAGGACGAGGACTTAGAAAAGGTATTACTAACAACAGAAATTATGTTTATGGTAAAAACGGAGTAAAAGTTGAATCCACAGAATCAGAAGTTAATATGTTGAGAGAAAAGAATGAAGAATACAGAAAAGCGTTAAATGTTTTCAGAGAAAAACTTAATGAAGTTGCAATCTTCAACTCAAACTTGGCATACGCTACAAGATTGTTCACTGAACATTCGACTACTAAAAAAGAAAAAATTAACATTCTTAGAAGATTCGATAATGTAGATACTTTGAAAGAATCTAAAAATCTTTATAAGTCAATTAAGGATGAATTGTCTAAAACTGAGTCAACACCAATTAACGAATCAGTGGAAACTAAGTTAAACAAGAGTGTTTCTACAGGTTCATCAACTACCCTAATTGAATCAAAAACTTATGAGAATCCTCAATTCTTAAGAATGAAAGATTTGATGAGTAAAATTGGGTAATCAAAATTAAATAAACAAATAAAACAAACAAAACAAAATACTAAAAATGGGAGCATTATTAGAATCAGGTCTTGTAGGTAACATCGGTCTTAAGCACCTTAAAGTTATCAAAGAAGACACAATCAACAAATGGGACAAATTAGGATTCTTAGAGGGTCTTAAGGGTCACATGAGAGAAAACGTAGCTCAACTTTATGAAAACCAAGCTTCTCACTTAATTAACGAAGCATCATCTACATCTGATACAGGTGCATTTGAAACAGTTGTTTTCCCTATCGTTAGAAGAGTATTCTCTAAATTATTAGCAAACGATATCGTTTCAGTACAAGCTATGAACTTACCAATCGGTAAATTATTCTACTTCGTACCTAACATTCAGGCGTACACTGATCCAACAAACTTAGCGAATACTGGTATTCACTATGCACCTTACGGTTCACCAAACGCAGCGGATGATCAAACTCCAAATTCTGGATATGATTACAACAACACAAAGGATTTGTATGACAGATTCTATGAAGGTAACGAACCAGCTTTAGATCCTCCAGGATTGTTCGATTATTCAAAAGGACAATATTCTTCAATCACTGCTACAGTAGTTACTGTTGCTTGGGATGCTGATTCATTAGTACCTTCAGCGTATACTGAGTCTGATTACAGAAAAGTATTGATTGCAATGTCAGGATTTGCTTCTGACGGAGCAGGTAAGTTAATTGGTCCTGACGGTCAACCAATGGATAACGAAGCTTTCTTATCAGATTTAACTATTAAAGGTGCCGCTGGTAACGTTAACACTGCAGCAAACGTAAACAACCCTTACTTATTCAGAGTTGTAACTCAAAGATATGGTAAAGGTATTGTTCAGTATGGTAACAACAACTCTACATTGGTATTCCCTAACAGTAAAACAGATGGCGGTCAGTATGACAACTTGTGTGATGCTGCAGGTGTAATCTACTTAGAAGTTGATTTACAGGTACCAGTATGTATCACTTGTGGTGGTTCATTAGACGGTTACACAGGATCTACATTCTCTTCTTCTACAGCAGATAACAATGCATTCACTGCTACTTATAGAATCTATAAGAACTTGGAATTCGAAGATAGAATTGGTGAAGTTTCTTTTGACCTTATGTCAGTAACAGTTTCTGTAACTGAAAGAAAGTTAAGAGCACAGTGGTCTCCAGAAATGGCACAGGACGTTGCGGCATTCCACAACATCGACGCTGAGGCTGAATTAACGGCTTTATTATCTGAGCAAGTTGCAGCTGAAATCGACAGAGAAATCTTGAGAGACCTTAGAAAAGGAGCGGCTTGGAACTTAAGATGGGATTACAATGGATGGAAGAGATTAGGATCTAACGCAGTTCCTTATACTCAGAAAGATTGGAACCAAACTCTTATCACAGCAATCAACCAAATTTCAGCACAAATCCACAAATCTACATTAAGAGGTGGAGCTAACTGGATTGTTGTTTCTTCTGAAATCAGTGCTATCTTTGATGACTTGGAATACTTCCACGTATCAAACGCGGCTCCTGAGCAGGATCAGTACAACATGGGTATTGAAAGAGTTGGTACATTAGCAGGTCGTTACCAAGTGTATAGAGACCCTTACTTCCCACCTAACCAAGTGTTGATGGGTCACAAAGGAACTTCTCTATTGGACACAGGTTACATCTACGCACCGTATGTACCTCTACAATTAACTCCTACAATGTACAATCCATTCAACTTTACACCAATCAAAGGTATCATGACTAGATACGCTAAGAAAATGGTTAATAACAGATTCTACGGTAGAATCACAGTTGATGGAGTTAGAACATTCGACTTGAGAGAATTGAGATAATCGAAATTTCGATATGGTAAAAAGGGACAAGAAATTGTCCCTTTTTTTTTATCATGATATTTATAATAAATTGTATATTATGATTAAGCAAACTTGGGAAATATCACAAGAAGAACGAAATAGAATTATTTCACTCCACGAATCCGCAACAAAAAATTTTTATATTCTATCTGAACAAACTGACATAGAATCTTGGGACTTATCAGGATTTTTAGTAGTAAAAAAAGGAGAAAATTATTTTGTAAGATCTACTATGGAGGACTTTATTCAAATTCCAACCGATTTACAGGTTAGTGGTGAAATTCAAAAAAGTAATAGTCCGAATAACAAATTCAAAATTGTACCAACTGAACTTACTAAAAATGGAATTGATGTAGGACGAAGGATTGAAAAATACAATCCGATTGACCCCTTCGCAAATATTACAACTCCAATTCCTTTTTGTTACTTTAACACAAAAAAAAATATTCCAGTTTATGCCGCAATAACTTTTTATGGGTCTTTTTATGTTGGTATGACATTCCCAAATCAAGAAAAAACAAAAGAAAGAGAGGGTAATATTGTCACATTCAAGAAAAATTATACAGATAATTTTACAATTCAACTATTAGATGTTGAGGGGGGTAATCCTGTAAGAGAACCGGAAGTACCAACTCCAGTTATACCATCAGAAAAAATTAACAAAACATTTGACATTGAAAGTCCATTTGTATTTGATAAAACAGAATTGACTCCAGACGCGGAAAACAAATTCAAAGAGTTTATCGAAATAATTAAAAATAATTATAACAATATAAAGGGGGATGTAACTGTGACGACTTCAGCCTCGATTGATTCCGATCCAACAAAGACTGAAAAGTATAACATGGATTTATCGACTCGTAGAGCGCAAACAATAATCGACAGACTCAAAAATGAATCAAGTAATAGAAGTTTGAACTTTATACCTAATCCAATAGGTCAGACAGATAAATTCAAACCAGGTGCAAAATGGCCTGAAATTACAGACAAAGAACAAACTGCACCAAATAGAAGGTTGATTATTAAATTACCCGAAATAGTTCAGTAAGGAAATAAAAAAAACTCCAACCTGTCATATTTTTCACCCTCATTTTTGAAATAGAAGAGGGTGATTTTTTTGTATTTTACTTCAGACGAGCCAAACTTTTCATGAATCTCTATTTTTTCGGGAGAATCTTTGTGTTTTACTTTTGACACATATAAATATTTTCTTGATTTTAGTCCAACTGTGAAATCATAGAATGAATCACCGATTTCAATTTCATAAGATTGTATGTCTCCAAGATATTTTGAAATAACTTCATCGTACATCTTTTTTGCTGACGGGGTTAATTTCAATTCAAACGATTCAATGTCATCACCTAAATTAATCATCTTTAAAGGGATACCCTCACTTTGTGAATACGAGTTGAATATAACTAAAAATTGTAGACAGAGTAGCGTGATTAACTTTTTCATTTTTCTTCAGTAAAGTGGTTATTCATTATTCTTAATGACTTGGAAATAAGTTCAGATTCTTGTAATGTGAATATTCTTGAACTGTGAGAGTATTCTAACGCTTTGATAATCATGTAATATGCCTGTTCTAAGTTCATGTCATCACACAGGGTATTTACATCATTTGGAGTGTAATATGCGATACTATCAAATAGTAATCCTATTGGTTGCTTTTGTTCCATTATTTTGAGTTGACGGTATATTTATTATAGTGAGAAATATTATAAGAAAAATAATTAAAGAGGTTAGTGGGGCAGGTTTGACTGGCGCTTATTCAGGACCACTCGTACTCGGGCCACAATCATGGAAAGATGACCAACTTGGTCCTTTCACAGAGCCAGTATACAAATATACGAATGCTCAACTTGCCTATCAAGAGGCCGATGGAGATTTTACAGAGTCTCCCGAAGAAAGAAAAAAAATAGAACAAAGGACCAAGAAACTTAGTAAAATCAATATGGAAAAGAAAAAAACTTTCAAAGGGCAAAACGACGAGGATGGGTCGGCAATCAATCCAACTATGAGTGGTGAACCCTTGAAGGAAGATTTGGCGGTTTGGTTTGGTACAAAAAAGAAACCTAAAGGTTCAAAACAACCTTCAGGGCCATGGGTTAATATTTGTAGAAAAAAGGAAGGAGGAGGACATCCTCCTTGTGGTAGACCTGAAGCGGATAGTAAATCGTATCCTAAAT